AGCCGAACGCTTCGCAGTCGATGTTCGAGTTCATACATCAGGCGATGCTCTCGATCTGTCTGCACGGCTCTGCCTACATCTACGCGCCACGCTCGAAGGCTGGCCTGCCTGCCGAGATGCGCAACCTGCACCCGAAGCAAATCAAGAACATGGTCTACGCCGACGACGGCACGATCAACTACACGATCGGCGGCGACATACTGACGAGCCGAGACATCAGAGCAGTGCACTGGATACTGCTACCGAACCAACTGCAATCCATCTCGCCACTAGAGGCGCTGCGGAACACGATCGGCATGGGCTTGGCGATGGACAGATTCTTAGCACAGTTCTACGGCGAAGGCGGCACGCCGTCGAGCGTGCTCGAAACTGATACGGCGATCACGACAGAGCAAGCAGAGATACTGCGCAACACATGGGAAGATACCCACGCACGGCGACGCAGGCCAGCCGTGCTGACAGGCGGCCTGAAATGGCGGTCGATCACGACTAGCGCTGCTGACATGCAGATGCTCGAACATCGTGAGTCGATAGTGCGTGACATCGCTCGCGCTTACCGCATACCGCTGCACCTGATCAACGGCACTGGCGGCGACTCACAGACTTATCAGAACATCGAATCTGCTGGCACTAACTTCGTGCGGTACTCGCTGCTGCCATTCATGCGGCGGCTCGAAGACGCGATCAGCGAGATGCTGCCGATCACTCAGCGAGTCAGATTTGATGCTGACGAGTTCCAGCGTGCCGATCTGCTGACTCGTGTCAGGGCGCAGCAGGTTCAGATCATGTCTGGCACGATGTCACCGAACGAAGCACGCCAGCAAGAGAACCGTGAGCCATACAAGGGCGGCGATCGCTTCGTCATCGCTCTTGCTGGGGCGCCGATGTCGTCACTCGAAGGCGGCATCGACAACAAGCCTGTGCTTGGTACTGACGCAGTACCACCAGAAAGGTAGATATGCCGTTCGGTATTTCTGAGAATCAACCTGACTGCGCAGGGTGGGCTACCGTGAAGCAAGCAGACGACGGCACATACCTGACGATCGGCTGCCACGACACGAAGCAAGACGCTGTAGATCAAATGGTGGTCGTGTCAATGTCTGAAGAGATCGACCCGATAGGCGACATCAGCAACCAGCGTGCGATAACATCAGGGCACGCTGCTAGTCGCACAGAGGACACCGAACAGGTTATGCTCACAGAGATGAACGAGATCACGCTGCTGCCAGAAACTCATTGGTGCACCAAAGGCGGCGACGAGCGTCGCATCGCATACACGAATCTAGAGATGCGTGAAGACGGCGACGGCACACACTTCGTCGGCTACGCAGCAATATTCGATTCGCCATCTGAGCCGATGCCGTTCATCGAATATGTGAAGCGCGGCGCATTCAGCAAGACCATCAACGACGGCGCAGATGTCAGGCTACTCATCAACCATGAAGGCGTACCGCTGGCACGCTCGAAGTCTGGCACGATGACACTGATCGAAGATGAGCGTGGCCTGAAAGTGATGGCAGACCTAGACCCGTCCAACCCTGACGCTGCACGAGTGATGTCGGCGATGCGTCGCGGCGATATCTCGCAGATGTCATTCGCGTTCAGGACTATTCAAGATAAATGGTCTGATGACAAGATGGTGCGCGAACTACGCGAAGTCCAACTGTTCGATGTCAGCGTCGTCACCTACCCTGCCTATGAGCAGACGATCATCGAGTTACGCAACGCGATGCCTGCCAATGTCACGCCGCCGACGACTGCTATCTCGGTGCGCCTAGCGCAGATCGCCATCGCTCGCCACCGCTAGGATAGTGGCGTGAAGTCCTGTGCCAAATGCAAAGATATAAAGCCGTTTGATCAGTTTCGCAAACGCGCCGACGGCAAAGACGGTCGGCGCAATCTATGCAAGAGTTGCGAAGCCGACTACTTCACAACACACAAATGCCGCCACCGTCTAGTGAACGGCGACCAGATACGCGCCGCCGATCGCGCACGGTATGCCGCGAATCCTGATCTGAAGAGGCTCAGCGATCTGCGTTACGAAGCCGCCAACCCTGAGAAGAAAGTCGCCAAGAATCGCGCCTACCACGCCGCCAACCGTGCGAGCAGGTCTGCCTACCACCGTCTATACCGCGCCGCCAACCATGATGCAGGACTGCTCGCGAACCATCGCCGTCGCGCTCGTAAACGCGCCAACGGTGTCTTTATCGTCAGCACCGCAGAGATCGCAGCGATGCTCGCGAAGCCTTGCTATCTGTGTGGCAGTGCGCCGAGCGTTACCATTGACCATATAATCCCGATAGTCAGAGGCGGTCAGCATTCGGTCGGAAACCTACTCGGCGCATGTAGTTCATGCAACGGCAGCAAAGGTTCGAAGTTGCTGATCGAATACCGTGTATCGTCGCGGCGTGCCACGCTGCGGCTTGTGGGCTGACATCTGTTGCGCGAAACGGCGAGAGGGTGTTAGTATGTTTTTACAGCCGAACGGCAGCCGATCGCATAGGTCACTGATCAAGTTCACTGAGACAGCACACTCATCTCAGAGCAAAGGACACAACCAGACATGACCTACTCAGCACAACTCACAGAGAAGCGTGACGCAGAACTCGCGTCAGCCGATGCACTCATCGCGGTAGCAACCGCCGAGAGTCGCGCACTCAGCGCAGACGAAGACAAGACGATCGCCACATCGCTAGACACGGTACGCGATCTCGACGAGCAGATCACACGGCACGCCGAACTCGAAGCACGCTCACTCGCCGCTCACGCGACACGCAAGGCTCTCGGCGTAGACGCAGTAGTGACCGCGACAGTCGTCAAGTCTGAGCAGCGCACATACTCGAAGACATCTGGCAACTCGTTCGTCACCGACGCATTCGCGGCCTACGCAGGCAGCGACTTCGGCGCACAGGAACGATTGAACCGTCACATGGTCGAAGAGCGTGTAGAGCGCCGCGATGTCGGCACTGGCGCGTTTGCTGGCCTAGTCGTACCACAGTTCCTAACCGATCTGGTAGCACCATTTGCACGCGCAGGCAGGCCACTCGCTGATCGTGCTCGTCGTCTGCCACTTCCAGATTCGGGTATGACGCTGAGCATCAGCAAGGTCACGACTGGCTCAGCCGTCGCCGAGCAGACTGAAGGCGACGCAGTACAAGAAACGGACATCGACGACACAAAACTTGATGTATCTGTCAAGACTGTCGCAGGCCAACAGAATGTGAGTCGTCAGGCGTTAGAGCGTGGCACGAACATTGACTCGTTGGTGTTCGCTGATCTCGTCAGTGCATACCACACGAAGGTCGATGCGTTGCTGAATGTCGAGTTGCTTGCGTCAGCAGGCCAGTCGATCGCGTACACCGACGCATCACCGACAGTTGCCGAGTTGTATCCGAAGTTGTTGGGCTTGGTGTCGCAAGTGCAAACCACTTTCTTTGCTGGACCGAACGCGATCGTGATGCACCCGCGCCGACTTGCTTTCATTCTCGCTGCGGTAGATAGCACTGGCAGGCCGCTCGCAGTGCCAGCGCCTTTTGCACAGAACCCAATCGCTGCAGGCGATGGCGGTGTTGTGTACGGCAACAGCGGCTACACGATCGCAGGCTTCCCTGTGATCACTGATGCCAACATCAGCGTCATTGAAGGCGCAGGCACAAACCAAGACACGATCTTCGTCGGCAGTCTGCAAGAGTTGCTCTTGTTCGAGCAGGGCGGCGGCGAGCCAATGTTCCTGCGCTTCGAGCAGCCAAAGAGTTCTGAACTAGAAGTGAAGATGGTTGTCTACGGATATGTTGCTATGACAGCGAACCGATACCCGAACGCATGGGGTCGTGTCACAGGCACAGGACTTATCACACCGACATTCTGAGTTAGCGAACTGATCGCGATGGTGGTGTTAGGCTTAGGACTAGCACCACCATTCGCATTTAGGAAGGTGCACACATGACACAGAACGGACAGATCGCAGCACTACTCGCTGAGCGTGCAGGATATGTGCAGCGCAACCTACCGTTGCGAGTCGCAGCAGTAGACGCATCGCTGCGTGCACTCGGCTATGAGACAGCGACAGCAGAGCCAGTCGCCGAGCGTGCGATGAAAGAGCAGCCACAACGACGCAAAGCGAAGTAGCACATGGCGATCACCAACGGGTATTGCACATTGGCAGAGATCAAGGCGGCGCTGCGAGTCACCGACACGGTAGACGATGTACTGCTAGAGAACTCGATCGAAGGCGCATCACGGCGCATCGACGGATACTGCAGCAGGTTCTTCTTCCAGACTGCGAGCACTGCTGTCAATCTGTTCGCCAGACATCAGTTCAGGCTACTCACGCAGGACATATCGAGCGTGACAGGCTTGACAGTCAAGACAGACACATCGGGTGACGGCACATACGCGACGACGCTGACGCTCAACACAGACTTCATCGTTGAGCCTACGAACGCCGCACTGGAAGGCAGACCGTTCAGAACGCTGACAATGGTCGGCAGCAAATCTTTCCCCATCTCGTATCTGCCGACACTGCCGACAGTGCAAGTGACCGCCGTGTGGGGGTGGCCTGCTGTGCCTGATGATGTGCGAGAGGCGTGCATCTTGCTCGCGATGCGCCAGTTCGCCAGATATAACTCGGCGCTCGGCGTGCTCGCGTTCGGCGAGATGGCGATCACAGTCAGAGCAGTAGACCCTGATGTGCGTGATCTGCTCTCACCGTACAGAATCGTAGGGGTCGCCTGATGCCTGCGACAGTCACGCAGGTCAGGGCAGGACTCACAACGAGACTCGGCACGATCGCAGGGCTGCGCACAAGCGCATACCCACCAGATCAACTGAACCCACCTATCGGCTTTGCTGTGCTCGAAACGATTGAATACCATCGGGCTATGGGTGGCGGCGATGTCGTCATGCGCTGGTCGGTGTTCGTCATCGTCGGCAGATACACCGATCGGATAGCGCACGCATCACTAGATGGCTATCTGTCCTACTCTGGCGCGACATCTCTCAGGGCTGCGCTTGAAGGCGATCGCACTCTCGGCGGTGTCGCGCAGACGCTGATCGTCTCAGACGCAACGAACATCTCGGCGGTGTCTGTTGCAGAGAGCGAGTTCCTTCAAGTACAGTGCACTGTAGAAGTTCACGCATAGGAAGGCAGCAGATGACCACATACAGAGTGACCAGCGATCTCGTCTACGGCAGAGCACTCGGCGACACGATCACCGATGCCGATCTCGACGGCTGCAACATCGACGCACTCATCGCAGGCGAGCATCTTGCGCCGATTAGTGTTACCATAAAGAAGCAAGCCGACAAGGAAGCAGGGCAATAACATGGGAGTATTAGTTCTCAACAATGCGCTAGTCACGATTAACGCTGTTGATCTTTCGACACGCGCCACCAGCGTCACGATCAACTACGAGAGGGAAGCAGTCGAATCAACGGCGTTCGGCTCAGGCGGTCGCACCTTCGTTGCAGGTCTTGAGAACAACTCTTGCGATGTCGAACTGCAGCAGGACTTGGCGACATCTATGGTCGAAGCAACGATCTTCCCGATCGTCGGCACATCTGTCACGCTCATCTTGCGAAACGATGCAGGCGCAGTCGCTGCGACGAATCCGACTTACACGATTACAGGCGCTTACCTTGCTACGCATACACCGCTGAATGCTGGTGTTGGCGAGATGGGAACGACATCGCTCTCATTTCAGGGTGGAACACTCGTCAAGACAACAGCCTAATAATCTCGCGAAGGGGTAGCACATGAAGATTGCACTGACAGTCACATATCTAGACGGCGGCACGAAAGATGTCGTCGCACAGTTCTCTGACTTCGTAGGCTTCGAACGCACATGGTCGCGCAGCGTCGCACGCTTCGAGACAGAGATCAGACTCACCGATCTCGCATGGCTCGCATGGTCGGCTGATACACGCATGAAGGCGACTGCACTGAAGTTTGACCCTGACTGGATAACAACGATTGAGAGCGTAGAGATCACAGACGACGGAAGCGGCGCTGAAATCCCTTTGGAGACGACTCAGCCACTTGGCTCATAGCGTCGCTCTCATGCGAGACAGGCATCGCACCAGCAGCGCTGCTCGCAGAATCAGAGACGGTACTGAACACTATGCTGCAGTATCTGCGACATCGCGCCAAGCAGCAGCAGCGCCGACGCTAGAGCGGTAGAGTCGTCACATGGGCGCTCAGGAACTCATCAAGATCAAAGGCCAGAAAGATCAGTTCGGCAAGATCGAAATCATCGGCTACAGCCAGTTCCTGAAAGCAATCAAGCAGGCTGAAGGCGACGGCTATACAGCAGAGATCGTGCTGCGTGCCAATGTACGGGTCGCAGAGGGCATCATCAAACGCGCTCGCCAGTTCGCATCTACGAAGATGGAGAAGGCTGCAGCAGCGACGCTACGCCATGAGGCGACGAAGTTGCGTGTCGCAGTATCTGGCGGCGGCAAGCAAGTGCCGTACTTCGGTGGCGCTAACTTCGGTGCGCATCGTGACACGAAGCGCATCATCAAAGCGTCGAATGTGCGTGGCAGGCGCAGCCGTGCGACGACTGTCAGACATGGCGAAGATGTCGATGTCGTCGCACGACGCATCGAAAGCCAGACAGTCGAATCGACAGGCAAGACAGTCACTAGAGGTGCTGGTCAGAAGGTAGAAGTGGCACGCACAGCGAGCGGCGGTGTGCGTGTGATCAAAGGCTGGAAT